CGTCGAGGGCATCATCCTCATTAAAGTTTCTTTTGGGGCTCAAAAACCCGTGTGATGCAAGGTTATAATGGAACCAGTACTGCTTGAATGGATCGCCGTCGGGAGTTGGAACAATACGAATAGTAGTTTTTCCCTCCTGTGGTTTCCAAAAGCCAGCCTTGTTGCCTTTGCCTTTTGCTGCGTCGAGCTTTGCTCGCATTTTCTCTAAATCAATAGCCATGATGGTATTTTCCTTTGTTTTTTTGGTAAGAACATAGCGACAAATGTCTCGCTATGCCGGTTTGGTTTTATCAACTATCCGATTGGATAATAGAAGTGTAGTTGAGGATGTAACAATAGTCCTGTTGGTAGTTTGTCGGGAATACTCCGAAAGATACTTTCAAATCTTCTGTCTCAGATTGCTCTTTAACATGTGATACGATTTTCTTTCTCAAATCTCCGTCAGTCTTTAGTTTTTCCTCATTGATACTATAAATATAACATCTTTCCTTGGCTCTGTCAAGGGAAAAAAACGATTTTTCTTCATTTCCTTCGATGTCTGAAATGCCGAATGTCGCTATTCGGCTTGCTTCCTGTGGTTCCTCTATTCCTCCCATAACGGGATCTGAATTTCTAAAAACATTTATCATATGAACTGTTGAAATAAGCAGTTCGTTTATCTTATTAATATAACCTATTATGGGAACATCGCCAAGTATATTTTCTAAATTTATATTCGACACGAGATAAAGCATTTTAAGAAGACCCGATCTGGCGAACTCTTGGAGAACGCCGTAAGTTGCCTTTTCATGAAGTGTCTTGTTTTTTGAAAGAAGAGAGGTGTCCGGCCTTATATAAAGCACACTTAGCTCGCACTTATCCTTTATTTGTTCCATAATCCTCAGACACATCGCTGAAATACTACCAGAACCACCAACGACAAACAGTGTTTCGCCCTTAATTCCCCTAAAGAAAGTTTTCATTGAGGGAACATTTTTCTCGTATTCCTCTGGACCTTTTTGTCTCTTAACATCGTAGCATCTCTTGCCCTCGATGCCTACGTCGATCTTGTAAGTCTTATATTGAGGATACACCGAAAGCAAGTCTGCTATATTGCACCCTGCTTGCCCTAAGCCAATAACATTCATCTCTTCACCTCTCGCATGTTGCCAAAGTCAGATCCGACAGAGGAGTTGACCAAAAAATGTCCGAGTTCTGTATCTCCGAAGATATCTAGTAGTTTCCTCGCAAGATGGGCTTCTTCTTTTGGGATATCGATAACGATTGAATCGTGAATGGTGAACGAGATAAAACTCTTTTTTCCTTGTAGGAACTCATCGATCTTGATTGCTTGCCTCAGTACCATTTCTGCCGTTGTGCCTTGGATGAGGTAAGAGAGGGCGTGATGATAGTCTGCCTCCATCGTGTTCCCGAATGGCGTTGTGACCTTGTTGTCTTTAAAGTGAGATTCACGTACTTTATTGCGGTGATAAATGCCTTCAAGATTATTATTTATCTTCTTCTCATCGTAAAGCCACGAAAAGAAGGCCTTTTTAGCGTCCTCACGGCTTTCTACGTTCTCACCCATACCTTGAGCCAAGTTCCAAGCGTGAATGTCTATATGGGGCTGTTTTGAGCCGGCTAGAGATAATAGTGTGCGAACTTCGGCAGCATTAAAGTCGAGCTCTAGGAAGTAGTCGTTTTTGGGTTTGACAATGGATCGGAACTCTTTATTCATATTCATTATTGGAAAGCTTCCTTTTTTTGTAGATAGGCGGCCAGTTTTGGTTCCGAAAAGGTTATATTTGATGTATTTTGGAAGGTTTTCTGCCTTTTTTCGGAAACGGCGGACCTTCTCTAAATGCAAGGTGGAATTCAAGGAAGAAAGGTCGATATTCAACTCATTGTGACCGACTTTTGTTAATAACTTGGTCATTGAGAGCAAATAGTCATAGTTTTCTGGCCTTTCGTATACTTCTAGGACGTGTTTTGTGATTTCCACTCTCATTCGACAATATTCTGATAGAAAGCGGGGTGGAACAAGGTCAAAAAAACAGTTTTCGTTCAGATCTACCTTTGAAAGAATCAAAGAACGATAGTATGCCTTCATTTTGTCACTGATCTGCTCCCAATCGTCCTTTAGTTCTTCCGGACATACCTGATCTGGTGTTTTACCTCCACAATAAAGTGATGCGTATTCAATCTCTTTATCAGCAAGATAAGGAACAGGGGCCCAACAAGCAGATAACCCCTCTGGGATGTCGTCAAAAGTTAGGCTGCCGCTGCGATAGATGCCGATACACTCATCTTTGTCATCTAGTGTCTGGAAAATCAAGACTCGGCCCTAGTAAGTGGTGAACTTGGTTGCTTGAACGCTCCTCTTAACTGATGCTGTGATGTCTGCTTGGTCGGCATCTGGGCCGGTCGCTGCTTCCCTACTAACGATGTCGTGAAATAATGATCCACCAAAATGCTCCACACTGTTGAACTTGCTATTAATATAACCCGTTGCGGTAGCGATGTCAACCTTATTTAATAGATCGTAGGCATTTTCCGTTATGTAGGCTATATCGTTCTCATCGTAGCCCATTCCGATCTCCAAGTTGCGGAGTTCAGCGTAAAGGGACAGCCAAGTTGTCGACGAAATAGATGCTTGGACATCATCGATATTGGTCGTGCTCCGTCTGATTGTCACCGGTTCAGAGCACTTGCTTGTTTGAGAAATCGGGAATCGGGAAGCGAGTGTGTTATAAAAAAGCACGGACAACTGTATTAGCTCCTCTATGTCGCTTTCGTATGCCCTGTTGAATCCGACTTGGAAGACGGATAAGGATGGCTGGCCTAGATAGTATTTAGACACATAAGGTTTCATATTTGGCGAGTTTAGATCGGCGATTAGGCGCCAAGGAATGTGCTTGTCGATCATAAAGCCGTGTTGGTAGGCTGCGTTTTGGAAGGGCGCGAAGTTTTTGTTTGTGTAAAACAAATTTCTTTTTATAGCGTCGTCCGAGTAATCACCATCGTATACTTCAATCGCGAGACCAGAGGATAAAATAGAGACATTACGAGACATAAGATAGGAAGATCTGGTTATTGGATTTACTGGGGCATTTGCCAATAGATATTGACGGAAGAGAGGAATAAAAGTACTAAAGTCGGAGATCTGCATCATCTTATCTGAAAGAAATCTTGATACAAAATCTTCTGCCAAAGTATTCATTCGAGAGGAATGCTTAGAAATAGGATCAGTATATCCCTTTTCGCATATCAGTGGGGCGAAAAGAGATTCCCCTTGTTTTATAAAGCCGGAACTAAGAAATGATTTTATCCTTTTCTCAAGGTCTGTAAAGGCGTCTGCTACAAAGTTATGGACGAACACTTGTCCTGCTGCCGTGCCAATTGATTTAAGCATCTGTTGATTCGGAAACACAGAGTTGTTCTGTTCATCTATTCTCCCATAGAACATCTTTTCGTCCGATAAGAATTCTTTTATTCTTTTGGTTTCAAGAGTCGGAACAGTTACTTCACCAGACTCTAGTATAATACGGGCATTATACCTTGCTCGCTCAATGGTGAGACGGGCAGATGAAGTGGTTTTATTACTTGCGTCAAAAGCCATTTATTATGTCCCCTCCGACTTTGTTGTTGGTTTGGGTGTGCCACCTGTTTCCCATAGGGCTTTTATCGTGGTTTCAAACTTTCCGGGAGCAATAGAGCAACCAACTTCAGTTATGATGTGATATCCTCCTAGGCCCATTAGGTTAGCGAGAGATCGACTGGAGCCGTCGTTAGTCATTGATTTGCCAATACCAAGTGCGACTGGATCGAAATAAACATATTGGCCCGGAATAAACATATTGTTTCCAACTAGACTCATTTGCATTTCATATCGACCGGCGAGTTGGTTTAGGAGATTGTCTGATCCTTCTCGGACGTAACGCTCTTCTGCTGCGAACTCTAGTGGTGTTTTCGAAAAGCTTATTGACTTCATCATACCCGTTGTGCTTCCATAGCGGAAATGTGCGATGCCATTGTCATTGTCATCTACTTCGTTCCCGTGTAGGTTCTTGTTGAGGGCCGCCACGGAGAATGCTGTAAACATCAAATAGCTGAAGTCCAGCGCATCGTCTGACACTATGTTTGTAAAAATAGGATTGTCTGATTTTGCTGCCGCTGGTGATAGAGATTTATATAGCGCCTTGTCTGCCGGGTTCGGTCGCCGTAATCCATAAATCTCATCTTTAGTCAAGGAAGTTATCGGCTCAGTCGCGCCTCCATCGCCGGTGCCTTGGCCATTAAACAAAGAAATGCCTGTTCTTATTTCTGCACCCTGTGTCGATCCACCGAAACAAATTCTCTGCAAACTGTCAAAAACGATGTCAGTTAAAATGTCGCGGAAAAAATCTTGAAATGAATAGAATTTCCTTTGGTTACTAATCACTCTATCTACCATAAACTGGCGGAACATCTGCATAGAGACGGGTAAATGCGCTATGTTGATTGCTTTCGTTTCTCCTGTTATGGCGTCTTCGTAAGAAACAGATCCTAGGATTATTCGGAATCTTTCCAGTAGATTTCTTTGAGCCTCATTGATGGTTTTCTTCGAGGCTGATACGGATGGGCCCGCTTTTGCGCCTTGGCCCCCCTGCTTTTCTGGTGTGGCGTCTCTGCTGGTGGGGACATCCACCGTAGTGCCGGCGGTGACAGGCGCTGCGGCTTCCTTGGCTTCTTTTTCAAGCCTTTCAGAGGTCGCGATGCTTTCGTCATAATCTTTTTGCGCAGCCTTGTGGATGTTCTTAATAACCTCGATGTCTCCTTGTGTGCCCAATGAGATCGCACTTTCTCCAGTTATGTGATCGAGAGCTACTGCCATTAGGTTGCCGACAGTTGTGAAATAGAGATCTGTTTTAAGCGGATTTTTGAACGAATATTCAGAATCATCCATCACATCGCTATCTTCTGCGTCTGCTATGTCTGTGTCCATGTCGGTGAGTGCCAATGGGCCGACTGAACCAATGCTGCCGGCCGGTAAGGGAGGAATGTCGTCAACACCTGTTAGTCTATTCTTGCCACCTTCTCTGTTGTACTTGTTGAACTGTGCAAACTTTGTAAATGTTTTGTAATCGAGACGCATATCATAAACCATACCCCTAGTTATTAGTGTATGGCTTATGCTCCGATAAAGCCCATTATTGCGAACATAAAGAAGATGTTTTTCTGTAGCTTTTAGGGCGTCAAGCTCTAGCTTGTCCGGCGATGATTTGCTCTCCTCTGCTTCTATTTGCTGCTGAACTTCGCGAATATCAAACACCAACCCTGTGTTATACACATCGTCCTTAATCATATATCCTCCGCCGGGAGATAAAACGTTCATACCTTTATCGCCCAAAAGCGTAGCAAGACGGGCACGGTAGTCTATCGATAAACTGAATGTTCCGTCTTGACCGATGTCAAAGGAATGTTCTACCATGGTTAAGTAAAGAGTATCATTTCTATCCTTTAGTGCCAAGGGTAGGTCAGTGGAGTCTGCATATCCAACTTCTACTGCTATTTCATAACAATCTGGATTGAAAACCATCTCTTTGTTTGCTGTTTTTGGGACTGGGCTCGTGGTGCTGCTTGCTGTGAGCGATTCTCCTCGGCAATCTGGCTGAACTATTAGATCTAAATATTTGTATGGTTGCAGCTCTCTTTTTTCATCTAGGAGGTTTGCTCCTTGGCGAACCAGCGTCAAATCTCTAAAGTCTTGAAAGAAAATGGTAAGCTTTGCTGTTAAATCTCTTGTTGCTGTAAAGGGATCTCCACCGACAAATGACCAATCGAAGGATTTAATGCCTGCTGCGCGGCCTTTTGCATAGCCGGGTGACATAGTAAAATCGTTGCCGGCGGCTGGCACAACGTTGCCGTCGGCGTCTTTGGTAGCGACATCAGTTAGAAATCCGCTATCGGTGGCCGTAGGAAACTTAAACTCTACTTTTCCACTTTCTTTTCCGTTTTTACGGTAGATTTTATAGAGACGAAGTTTAGGCATAGCCTTGGCAAGATCGGCAGGAAGGAGCGTGGAAAGTCCTGATGTCTTCCCGAGAGAGGTCAATGCATTGATTGGTGCCACTGAGGAATCTGGATCGCTATCGTCGATTAGGATTATTTTGGCTTTATCATTGGAATCCCATGGACCGATATCACTGCCCACAAAATTAGAAACCCCCCGCATATCCGCGGGATCACTGAAGCTGTGACGGCTTAAACGTTCTCTGTGATATTTCGCGACGTCACTTATGTAGTGCTGCAAGACACATTGATGTGTTTGCGAAGTGAGATTGATGAATTCATCACCCGAAACGCCTACTGTTGGATCGGCGTCTTCAGTATCCCTTACAACCGAATCATTATCTTCCAGTATTTGGTCTTTGTGTAGGAGGACGTCTGCAAGCTTGCCTTTGTCGCGTGTGGAGGCGCCTGTGGATTCACTAGCGAGATTGCCGTCAACGAGTGCATATGCATTCAATACGCTATCAGTACCATATGCATTAGTACCAACAATCTGCGCAATTACCGGCTCTACAGCTTCTTTGCCGTAACTACTTATGATGGACTTTATCTTCTCGGTCGCGGCCGATAGCGCTTCAGAGGAGGTATTCGGGTTGTTCCCGACCTGTTCGAGCTCTTGAAGAATCTTAAGATCTTGGCCTTCCCTACCGGTGGTGAATTCAGGAGTTCCTTCTAGCGTTTGTGCTTGCGTTTGTTTTGACGCGGTTGTCATAATCTACACTCCAAAATGAAAGTAAGAAATAACCTCTTCCACTGGCGTGGGGATAAGGACAACACCACCTACTTCGAAATGACTTTCTGTTGGCTTCTCGTTATACCAAGCCAGAACCCACCAAAGTTTAGGGTCTCCATAATGTTTTGAAGCAAGTTTCCAAAGAGTATCTCCAGTTGTCCAAACGTGACGAAGAGAAGTAAAACGACGGCGGACGTTTGCTGTCAATATTGGATAAACAGGTGTTCTGTATTGTTCTATTCTTTTGACATTCCTGTCTTCTCGGAACTCTTCATAGAACTCGTTGTCGTTTATGCCTTTTTTTGCTGTATCGTATCTACTCATTATTTGTATGCCTTGTTGTTAACTTTATACCAGCGGCAGCCCATCCGGGCCGAGGATTGGAGGAAGCAAAGCATCAGCAACTTGGTCTTCTATTTCTGCTTCGGGGATGCCCAGATTGACCGAGATCAGTTGATCGTCTGAGATGCCTGTCAAAGTCTGATAAGGTCCCCAGTGAGTGCTGCCTGCCCATTCTGAATCGCTGTCGTTCCAGCCGGGGGCTGTTTCATGAAGAACTTTGAGGGAAATCGTGACTGCTATGCGTTGAGGTAAAATAGTTGCGTTATCACCCTTGCTATCCTTGATGACTTTTGGTGTGGTTGTCGCGCTCATTCCGTCGACGGGGTTATAAGACATTCCTGTCATATAACAGAGAAGAGGCGTATTAAAGGCGCTTCTAATGTAGTTCGCAAAAGAAATCTTAAGAAGCGGCGGTCTTGATATGGCCGTTGCGTTAGTGGTGTCTGAATATGTCGGATATTGGAACTGCATAAGTCTGCTGATTTTTTGTAAAGCCAGTTTCTTCCTGTCGTCTGATTCTGAGAAAGGGCCAATATCAAAACTCAACTCGATTGCTCTTGTTGTGCCTTGGTAGGTGGCGATTGGATCCATTCGCCCATAGACAGACTCTTCACTCCAACTAGGCGTAACAGTGTCGGAAAATCCAGTCATCTTTATTTGGAGAAACTGAACCTTCTTGCCGGTTGGCGCGTGCTCTATTTCTAGCGCTGTTCTTGTTAATGGATCTGACATTTATTCTTTCCCTCTCCTAATAACTAGGCAGTCTTCATAATTTCTTTCGAAATGCCAGTCATCATCGAATCATAAAGTTTGCTTTTTTTACCGCCAACATAAGGCTTCACCTCAACACTTTGGACTAACTGTTTAAGTTCTTGATCTCCAAGTTTGACTGTTACGTTGACAACTGGTGGTGCTGGTGGGGCCGTAGAGCCTCCAGCAGCGGCTGGTTGAGCCGTTTGTCGATTGAATGCTGCGGAGCCATTGGCTGCGACCTGAGAGCCTTTAGGCAAGGAAACCATTTCTGGGCCTCTTTCGCCGACCATAACTGGGCCTCCGGGAGTTGATCCGCCTTTTGCGAAGCCAGCGGGTGATTGTCCGCCCATATTGGAGCCTACGACATAAGCAGTCCCCAAAATCGCTGCGACCGCGGCGCCACCGGCCGCGGCGGCCCCAAATGTAAATGTGCCGGCGGCGATGGCCATTATGCTCATTGGGATAGCAGCAAGGGCCGCGGCGAAAGCGATTAGCTTAAACAAGGGTGCCATAATTGTCAAACCATCCACTATAGTCTTGATCATACTGACAACCGGACCTAGCGAAACCGCCAAAGACATAGCAAGCTGCTTCATCTCGTCCATAACAGTATTAAACTCTGTTGTTTGTGCTTGCAGTTTTTCGAGATCAGCCTGTGTTTTCACTGGGCCTCTTGCATCTTCTAGTTTGCCGCTCATCAACATAGCGAGCTCCATCTCGCTGTTTAGGCCAGCGGCGGAGGTCATTGCTTTCTTCTGGTAGTAGCTCATCTGATCGAAGGATAAACCAGAGGCATTAATACCTTCACTTAGTTTTCTCATTCTCTCGGCGGGATCTGTTTCGGCAACCATCTCCAAGGTGTTCAAGAATGGGCCACCCATAATAGCATTTAGCTTACCAACTTGATCTGCTGCGCCGGCGAATGTGTCAAACTTAGCCGTTATTGAAAGTAAAGAGTCGAACGACATGCCTGTGGCTTTCGCTTGTGCTTGGAGATCCTTGAATGCTTGGACGCCAGTATCACCAAGGGCAGCAATCTGTGGTTGCATCTTGATAAAGTCGGCCGACATTGCTGCTGCTGAGACTCCTAGTTCTTGTGCGAAAGCGAATAGTTCTCTGGTCTGGGCCGCGGCTTGGCCTGTTGATTGTCCCATTACTTTGGTTAAAAACTGAATGCTTTGTGCCGATTCCGAAGAAGACACTCCAAGCTCGTTTAGAATTGCGGTTGTCTTGGCAAGATCCATCTGTGTTTTTTTGCTCATATTGCTGAAGTCTGTGACCGTGTTGAATAGGTCCGCGAACGCTTGGCCTGCTTCTGCCGATGTTACACCAGCATTCACCATCGAGCGTTCTAGGCCCCGTATTTGTGAGTTATATTCGCCGGCTTGGCCTGTCGCCTTGTTGAACGCTACAGCAGCAGCATCTTGTTCTAAAGCTAATGCGACTGTGGCTTCTGCAACCTTTGTGATGCCGGCAGCTGCTAGGTTTTTGACATTAAGCAGCTGCTTCATTTTCTTGCCGAAACCGTCTGCCTTGTCCGCCCAGTTGTCGAACATCTTGCCGCCGTCTTTGGTCAAACCAAGGAATCTAATCGCGGCGCTTTCTGCTGATTTTGCGCCTTCTCTTTGAGCGTCAAGTGCGCGTTGCTTCCCGAGGAAGCCTTCGGCTTCTAACTTCGTTAGTTCGCGCTTTGCAAGGATCTTATCTTGTTGTAGTTTTAAATCTTCTTCTTCTACTTGCCTTGTCTTCTCGGCAATGTCAAGACGGTCAGCATCGATGCCTCTTATTTTCTGCATCAGCGCCAGTTCTTCTCGGGACTTCGTAAGAGCTTTATCCTGTTCTTTTAAAAGATCGTCTGCTGATTTCTTGCGGCGCTCGGCCGCGGCCGCCATTTTATCGTAGTCAATTTCATCAGCCATCTAGTTAACGCCCCTTATTCGAACGGCCACTTGATGCCGGTTTCTTTCTCAAAGCCTTTTGTGGCAGATGAGAGTTTTGCTTTGCTTTTGTATGTCGTTGGATGATCGAGGCCATATCTCTTTGCTGTCTCGATGTACCTCTTTTCACTTCCCATTGCTCTGGCGAATGATTCAACTTCGCGTTTTGAGCCTTTAATGGTTCCGGGAATGGAACCTCCACCAAACATCTTTTCGAGGAGCCACTTGACCCAACCACCGAACATTACGAGGAAACTTTCATCAAGATGTTTTTGTTTTCTTCTTATCTCGGCAAAGTCAATAACGATTGAGTGTAGCTTGCCCTCATTGAGGGTGCCTTTTTTTAATTGATCCTTTATTTCCTCTTTCATTTCTTTGATGGCGCCCTCGACATAGGCATTAAAGAGTGCCCTTTGTTCCCAGTTGCCACTATTTAGGCGCTCTTCTATTTCAACCATTTCTCCGTGGAGTTTCTCAAATGCCTCCTTTACTTGTTCGGATGCCTGCTTGCTCTCCTCTTCGTCATCGGAGTTGATCTTGCCCAAAGCGTCAATTATAGGCCCTAGAGAACTCTTTGCGTCCCACTCTCTTGCGATGGCTCTAAAATATTGTTTTTTGGCTTTTATCAATTCAATCAGATTCTTTCCAGCAGGAGATTTATCGAGCCGGTTAAATAGTTCCTTGATCATCACCATTTCATAAATCGAAGCAGTATTTGCGGTTGTGCCGGCTTCCTTTGCTTCACCGGGTAAAGCTCCCTTGTATTTGAAGCCGTCCAAGACAGAGACGCCACCAGTGGCAAAGGGGTCAGTCCACTTGTAATCTTCTATTTCAACTTTGTCTCCCCATTCATCTCTGATTTTTATCATTTTCTGATTTCTGGCCTCTATATCGGCAGCTTTCAGTGCATCTGCTTTTCGGGTATCGTTTTTTGCTTTATTTTTTGCTTTTTTATTCCTTCTTCGTTGGCCTCTGGTCGGACCTTTTGCCTCTCGCAACACTTCATCGATATCTTCTTCTGTGATCGTGAATGCGCCAGAAGTAGAAGAGTCAAGCATCCTGCTTATTTCCCCTTCGTTGATAATAAATTCTTTGGCCATAATAGAAGTTCTCCTAGACATAAATAGTTTCCTAAAGCAAAAACCCCCGACGATGCTGGTTGCTATCGACGAGATCTCTTGGACTTATCCATTGCTTCTTCTTGTTGTTTTCTTTCGTCTTCAAATTGTTTGACCAATCTTTCGAGGAACCAACGACGGATCGTTATAGGAAGACTGTATGCTTCCATAAAAGACCAGTTGCCGTGATACTTGAGGATAAACAACTCCTCATAGACATCAGCGATATAACTATTGGTTAGTCCAAAAAAAGTTCACCGTCATCGGGATGTCGACCTCCTTTTCAAATCCACATTTTGGACACTGGAACTCTTGTTCCATCTTAGGTCCGGGATTTAGCTTTGCATATGCCGAACGGATGTATCGTCCATCGATTGCTGGGAGCTTTTCTGAGAACTCTTTCAAGATATCTTGTCTGTTGATGCCATTTACTGAGACCGTAATCAACCGAAGTTGATCTGAATATCCTGTATTTGTACTATTGCTATCAGCAGCTTTTTTTGCTCTTGCGACCAATGCTGCTTCGTCTTTCGAAGTAAGGAGCCTCACCTCAACATCAAAGCCCGTTCTCGGTGTCTTGATGATATAAGTTCCTCTGCCTGTTTCTGTTACGTCGTATTCGGAGTAATCGTTTCCGTCGTAAGTCTCCAAAGCATCTAAATCAAAAGTTGCCTCTGATTGTTCTTCACAGGAAGGGCAAGTAACTTTCGTCTTGTACTCGGCGCCAAATCCGTTAACACGGGATGCGATCATAATAGCGGACTTATCTCCCGAAAGAAGTGTGGATATATCAATCTCTTTATTCAGAATAACGTTCTGGATTAGTCGATCAATGGCGATCCCCTTCTTAAGAAGAGACGGGGAAGTCAAAATATCCTCGTCCTTTGCTGTCATAAATTTTATTTCGACAGTTTCTTGTCCGTGAAGCGGATGTCCTTCTGGGTAAAAGCGGCCTTTTGATGGAAGGTCGACCAGCTCCGTGGGCGTTGAAAAGTCCAAGGTCTGGGTTTGTTCTGGTGCGGGTTGTGCTGCTGCTCCAACTCGCTTGCTGTTGTCTCTCATATTAACCTCTAATAAAAGTCTATTCTATAATATAACATCAACTGAAGCCACCGTCAAGTTTTTTTGCTTCAGTCATTGATGTTGGTGCATCTCTTTTGGACAATGGCTTGATGGAGGTAGTAGTTTCTCCCTCTCCGGTTCCAATATTCAAATATTCAAATGCGGTGTATTCCCAAGTCATCGTAATGGTTATAAACTCATCGCTGCTGTAATCTAGCGAACCAAAGTCTATTGAAACAGGGAAGGCGCCCTTAAGAATGAAGTATTCAAGCGTAACGCCTTTGGAGTCGATTTGTGATATTACAACCTCACCAAATGTTTTCCTTAGTTCGGCTCCATTAATTCTAGGAAAATACTCACCAGAGGCCTTGCTTAATTGTGCTATAACTGAGGCGGTTGTTGACGGGCCAACTGGATCGATGAACGTCATTGTGATTGGCTGGAAATCTGCAATCTCTCCGGGATGAATGTCCGGTAGGGGTGAGTTAAGATAGTACTCATCTTTGCCAAGAACGGGAATGTTTATCTTTGGCCGGTCACAAGTCTTTGCCCACCAAGCAAAAGTAGGATTGCCCGAAGCATCATTCATTGTGATACGAAAGCGAAACTGCCTAGCAGGATCGACTGTTGGTGCCGCTGTCCAAAACCCACTAGTAGTCATGGGTTAATACTCCTGTTATACTGGTTCGCCGAAGATAGTCTGTCCGTTCTCGCTGGCAAATG